GGCTGAAGAAAGCAACCAAGAACATTGCAAAAAACAATGAGTTGGCAAGGGAGTTGTATCAATTTTACTTTTTGACTATCCTTGAGAAACCTGATGAGCAAATCGAAAAAATATACAGAGACGGATACATCCAATTCTGGTCAATCCGTCTTTTATACCTTTGTATCAACGGCAACCGGCATCCCTTTGGCGAATCAAGAATATATGATCAACACGATGTGTACGAGCTTGACTTCGCTGAAGAGATTGACTTACTGGATGAGAGGAAACAAGCCGAAGGAATTGAACTTGAAAGAATCAACAAAATAAACCAAGTCACAGAATCAGCATATTTTTATGAACGAGAACTTTTCAAACTATGGTGTTCAGGAATGTCTGCAAGGGCAATCCACCGGAAGACAGATATCTCCGTTCGTGAAGTGTTGAGAGTGATTAAATTAATGAAAGAAAGATGCACACAGAAATAATTGGGATTGCTTGTTTGGCAATCATCATCGTAAACTTTGGCAAACCAGCCGATCTATTAAAACGCTATCTGTACGGAAGCGACTATTCCAAATGGAAGCGAATGAAACCCCTTGACTGTGCGTTCTGTTTGTCGTGGTGGTTGGGCTTGTCCTTTTTCCTATACACATACGGTTGGGTGGGGATACTTTACGCATCCATCGCAACTGTGATTGTCGCACTATTAGAAACAAAACTATGAGCAACATTGAATTTATACTATCACTCCAACCGTTGTACGACAACTGGAAGAAAACACAAGTGTTCGCACCATCACCAGAACAAGGGGCAATCCTGAACAATGTTCACCGTGAAATCTTCGGAAGGAACTTGCCAAATTGCAGTACCTGTGTAACGGAAGCCTTGCACTCACTTTTGATTTGGGCTAACCAACAACAAGAAGCCATCACCAAAGCACAACTTGCCGATGATGAGCAGAAACCAAAGAGGAGGAGAAAGAATGAAAGCAATCCTTGAATTCAACCTTGACGAGGAAAGAGAAGAGTTTAATATGGCGGTGAACGGATACAAGTTTTCGTTGGTTGCTCATGATTTAGATCAGCACCTAAGAGCATTGACAAAGTATGCACCTGACACGCAAAGCGAAGACACATACAAAGCATTGCAAGAGACAAGAGACAAACTCCACCAATTGCTGAATGAGTACAATCTTGAAATATGAAGAAACACACTATGGTATATTTCAAACACTTTGGCTATGACATCAGCTCATTCATAGATTGTGAGGTATGTGGTAGGATTGGCAACGACCTTCATCATATTGAAGCAAGGGGAATGGGAGGTACAAAAACAAAGGATGTGATTGAAAACCTAATGTGTTTGTGCAGAGAATGTCACATCAAATATGGTGACAAGAAACAATACAAGGAGTTCTTGAAAGAGAAACACCAAGAGAAATTGAAACTGTGAACCAACTGCGAGAATTATGGCAAATCCTGAAAACTTAAAACCGTTCAAGAAAGGTGAAGATGAAAGAAGAAATCTTCAAGGCAGACCGCAAAAATTAATCACCCAATTGAAAGAGATTGGATACACCAAAAGTCAAGTTGAGGACACGGTCAACACTATGCTCACGATGTCACGGAAAGACCTTGAGAAGATAGACAAGGGTGATGAGTTCACTATACTGGAGAGAATCATTGCCGGTGCGTTATTGAAATCGCACGACAAGAACTCCCTGTTCAACTTGGAGATGTTGCTCACACGATCACAAGGCAAACCAAAAGAAACAATTGATCAAACGATAGAAAGTAAAAATTTCACAATAACTTTGAATTTAGATGAGAGCAAGTTGGAGAGGTGATGACAAACTACCACCACAAGATGAAGACATCCAAGTGGTTTACACTACGGATGCGAGAATAACTTTGGCAAGGTACTTCGATGACCTTTGGGTTGATGAGTACAGCAATGCAATTATTGATGTGGCATATTGGATGCCCATCCCAGTAACTCCGAACGAATGACACCTGAAGAGAAAGCATTCCAACTCAAGGAGAGTTTTGGCAACGGATTAACCACAAGAGATTGTGCGTTGATTTGCATTGATGAAATACTTGAAGCCTTGTCGTATAACTCTTGGCAAAATAGGAATGAGATAATTTTCTTTGTTGGTGTAAAAAAACAACTACAAGAACTATGAGAGTTATCCAGTCGGGACATCTTGGTGATTTGATCTATTCACTTACGGCAACAAAGCGAGTTGCAGAGTTACACGGTGCTGTAGATTTCCACATCGGATTCCGTGAGCAGAATGGCGTACCTGGTCATCCAAGCGGAGGCTATTGTATGAACCTAAACTCATACGAATACATCAAACCATTGCTTGAGCATCAATCGTACATTAGAAAGGTTGAGATGCACTCGCACATCGATATGGGGTATGACTTTGATAAGTTCAGGCATCACGGATTGAATCTATGTGCTGGGGATTTGAGACGGAATCACTTCCTTGTGTACCCCGAATTGATAACAGACCTTCACGAACCTTGCATTGAAGCCAGTGAACCAATCTCATACTTTGCGGACAAAATTCTCTTAAACTTCTCTGCTCGTTATCGCAATCACGATATCAACTATTTTCCACTAAAGGAACACAAGTGCGTTTTCTTTGGATACGAATCCGAGTATATAGCATTTACCGAGAGATGGAAGTTGGATTGTGAACTATTGAAATGTCAGGATGCATTGATGTTGGCAACCATTGTCGGCAGTTGCAAGGCGTTCATTGGGAATCAGTCAAGTACCTATGCCATCGCAGAGCAAATGAAGGTAAAACGATTGCTTGAGGTATGCGTACAATCACCAAATGTTATCCCTGTCAACAATGGCTTTGATTATGTAACGAATCAAGGCTTTAATTACTTACTTAATACCCTATGAAACTTTTAATACTAACAGACGGAATCAATGGTGTGGTTTACCATCGCATCTATGCACCACATTTGAGAATGCAGATAAACGGAGAAGCGGAGGTGGATGTCTGCCAATCACAAGCCGAATGGATGACGGTTGACCTTGCACCCTATGATGTGATTGTCTTCTCAAGATGGCTTGGTAAGAATCAGTACGATGTCTTAAAACGCATCACGGATGCCGGAAAGCCTTATGTGATTGATGTGGATGATTATTGGGTGTTGCCAAAATACAATCCAGCATATTGGGCATATCGCAAAGGAATCAAGAATTGCATCAAGGATGCCATCAACTATGCGGATGCGGTATTCTGCACAACACCAAAGTTGGCAAATCAGGTGAGGGCAATCAATGACAATGTCTATATTGTGCCAAACTGTTTGGATACATCTCACAACCAATGGAAGCAACCAAATGAGAAGAACGAGAGAGTGAAAATAGGATGGGTTGGTGGAATCACACACGAGGAGGATTTGAAGCTCATTGCAGATGACATCAATTCAATGGATGTGGATTTCTACATCTGCGGATACACACCAAGTGATCATTGGAACAACATCGTGAAACTGATTCCCAAAGCCAACATCGTTCAAGGCACTTCGGTATTTGAATACGGTGAGGTTTACAAGCACTTTGATTTCGTACTTGCACCATTGGTTGATAACAACTTTAACAACTGCAAATCGGAGTTGAAGATTGTGGAAGCCGCTGCCTATTCTATTCCTATCATCTGTTCAGCGGTTTACCCATACTTATACCACACGGCAAATGATGGGGTGATCTTCGCAACACAAAACAACTGGAAGGCATCCATTCAAAAACTGATTGATGCTGGTCATTCTGTGAGACAATCAATGGGCGAATCAAATCGCATCTATTGTGAAACATACCACAACCTTGAACTGCACAACCTAACACGATTAAGTGTTTACCAAAGTTTATGCAAATAACCTATCAAAGACCATATGTCACGAGTTACCAAAAAGACATCCTTGATTGTGATGCTCGTTTTACCATTACTGCTGCGTCTACAAAGACGGGCAAGACGGCAAGTCATATCATATGGTTATTTGAACAAGCGTTAAAATGCAAGGACAATCAATCTGTGTGGTGGGTTGCTCCAGTATACCAACAAGCGGAGATTGCATTCCGAAGGATGAAGTCACAAGTTACGGATAAGAACTTCTTTATCAGCAACGAAACCAAACTATTGCTCACCCTTCCAACAGGTGCAAGGATAGAATTCAAATCAGGCGAGAAGCCTGACAACTTGTATGGGGATGATGTGTATGCTGCGGTGATTGATGAAGCATCTCGTATGCGTGAGGAGAGTTGGTATGCGATGCGTTCAACCCTAACTGCCACACAAGGCAAATGCAAACTGATTGGGAATGTCAAAGGAAAGAAGAATTGGTTCTATAAGTTGGGGGAAAGGGCGAGAAGCGGTGAGAGTGATTACAGATATTTTAAGATTACGGCATATGATGCGGTCAAGGAGGGGATTCTCAAACTTGAAGAGGTTGAACAAGCCAAACGAGATCTCCCACTTCATGTGTTTAACGAGTTGTATTTGGCAGAACCAGCCGATGACAAGACAAACCCTTTCGGGATTGATGCAATCCGTAGTTGTTACAAGCCAGTAACCAACAGAAGTGTTGTCGCTTGGGGTGTGGATTTGGCAAAGTATTCGGATTATACGGTTATAATTGGTTTAGATGCGAATAATTGCGTATCATATGTAGACAGATTCCAAGCGGATTGGTCGCAAACATTGGCAAAGATTACGACATTGATTGGTGTGATTCCAGCATTCGTGGATTCAACAGGTGTGGGTGATCCTATCGTTGAGCAATTGCAAAGAAGCCATCCCAGAATTAAAGGGTTTAAGTTCACATCACAGAGCAAACAACAATTGATTGAAGGGTTGGTAATCAGCGTACAAAATAGGGAGGTGTATTTCCCTGAAGAACCCATCGGAAGTGAGATGGAGAACTTTGAATTTGAGTACACAAGAACGGGTGTGAGGTATACTGCACCACAAGGGTTGCACGATGACTGTGTGATGGCTTTGGCTTTGGCAGTTGACTGTAAGAAACACAACAGACCGGGAACTTTTTATTTCGCCTAATATGAACTGGAACAATATAACCATCCACCAACTTCAAGAGATTCACTCTTGTCGTGATATGTCCAACATTGAACGGACAATGAACATACTTGCCATCGTTAACAACTGGACAATGGACAAGGTAGAATCAATGCCGATTGATG